CGTCTTCAGTGTAGAACTGTCGCAGAGAAGACAGAGCCTGTACTTCTACGATGTCCTCAATCAGACGAGAGTACTCAAAGTGACGGTCAACAGTGACAGTCAACTCTGACTCAAGGTTAGCCTGAATAGTTACCGCAACAGCTTCTGCCTTAGCGTTAGCTGATCCACGGATGGGCTTAGGAATGTGAATAACGTCACCTTTCTTGCCGGTCATTGACAGACGCTTGACAAGGGGAGCCATCTTCAGGTTCTTTTGATAAGCGGCGATGATTTCATCGGACCAAATTTCGGGGATAAAAGTACCCGCCGCAGTTTTGTCTACTACAGCATTAGCTGTAAAATATGCACCAGAGGTTTCACCAGCCATTTTAATTCTCCTTAAAAGTTAGGCTAGCGTACACGACCCTCTGCGTATGCTTTCAGAAGTTCGTCTGAAAGACTTTGGTAACGCTCCGGGTCTGTTCGCATAAGTTTAATAATGTCAGCACGACGATAAACTTTCTTGCGTGTCCCCTCCGCTGTTCCACGAGCATTGCCTGTGCTGGCTGACTTTAGAGTGTTCTTACGTGCCTGTTTTTCAACGTTGGCGGTCTGCTGTGCTACTGATGCTCTCTCTTTCCAGAGACTAAACAACTCGTCAGCCGCATCGTAATCGTACCCTTGGTCTGCCTGAACAAACAACTGTGTTCGGACTTTTGACCCCTTGATCCAATCAGCAAACTTAGCGTCTTGCAGTATACTCTCCATATCAGGATGCTTGGATTTCAACTGTGAAAGAGTAGCCTGTTGTCTAGCCTGTTTTGTGTAGGCTTCTGCTTCTCTGATCTTAGGGTGGTTATCTATAGCTCTGTTAACAGCGTTCTGTGGATCTACAAAGAAATCTACGTCATCGTCTTCTTGTTGCTGTTGTTGAGGTGCTTGTTGTGTTGAGAGTTGTGTCTGGATGTAGTCATCAACGACCTTTCGTAACTCACCGACTTCCGTACTCTGTTTGCCTGAAAACTTCTCAAGCTCTTGGTGCATCTGTACAAGTTGTTCAACAGACTTACCTTGGTACTTTTCCGGTATCTCTGGTTCTTGAGGTTGTTCCTCTTCAGGAGTCTCAATAGAGTTTGCGGTTAGCTCTTCTGTTGTTTCCGTTGGTTCCTCTTCAGGACGCTCATCAAGTAATTGTGCTCGTGACATAATGTAAACTTACCCCGCCTGTTATTAAGGTTATGGAGGATTAAAATGGGAGATGCCCTAAGACTAGGATTCCCGACTAGATCGTCCAGCTTTCTCGTGTTCACGTACCCACTTCATGTGTCTACCGGGAAAGTCCCCAGAAGACCCTTCAAGTATGTGTTGAGTTGCTGAAACGATTTTTGTAGCGTTGGCTCCACACCCGCACCTACTGGATGTAGTATTCCCTTCTACAAATTCTTCAAAGGTATGTCCGTTTGTACAGCGAAAATCAAATACTTTAATCATCACTAACTAGCTCTTCGTAGTTGTTATTAGTAGTAGTTTCAAAGTTAATTAGATAAGCTAGTACGTTTAGTTGTCCTTTACGTACGTACAAATCGTTACTATCTTTGGTTGCTTCTACGCTGTTGATTACGAGAGCGTTTTGCTTTAGTTCTTCGATTAACTGTTTCCAACCGGGATTGCTAAACAGGTCAAAGTACTTATTGTAATACTGTTCTGTTTCTTGATCTAGTGAGGCCATGTGGTTGTCTCTATATCCTTATTATAACATATTTTTAACTAAAAGTCAAGTGTTTTTATTGGTATTATTACCGTTTCTTGGCAGTCTTTTTTGCCTTTTTAAATGCGGCGGCTGTAGGAGCGCCCTTAGATCCGGGTTTACGCATCTTTTCGCCAGATCCTGCGGCAATTCTCCTGCGTTTAGCGTGAATATTGCTGTATAGCCCTCTAGCCATTACTTCTTTACCTTCTTCTTTTTCTTCTTAGGCGGTCTTCCTACTTGACTTCCGTATGTTCCTTTACCCATTGGCATAGCTATCTCCTTACATTCTTTGTTTTCTTTTCAAGGCATTTGCTTGTCTTTTTTGAGCCATAGCTTTTTGAGCGGCTGTTTTAGGTGGCGGTCTACCTGATGCAACTGCTTTTGCTCTTGTTTTTGCTCTATCAGCGGCGGTTAATTTTTTCTGTAGTTTAGTTTTTTGTTCCGGGGCAGACACGCCCGGATTCGTGTACACCGGTTTTAAACCAATTCCAGCTTTATTGGCGGCTCTAGCCATACGTGTTTTAGCCTTCATCCCTGTACCCGGAGCTTTACGAGTAGTATTGTTGCCCCTACCTCTTGAATTTCTTCCAAACATAACTATCTCCTTACCATTTAGTTTTATTTGCCCAGTAAGCCGCAGAGCATTTGCCTTTGGCTATGTTTTTAGCGTGACGAGCCTTAAAGGACTTACGCCTCGCTTTTTCCTTAGCAGTCTTAGGACTCTTCCCAGCACCACTAACTCCTTGTTGTCCAAAACGTATAGTCTTAACTTTACCATCTTCACACTTAGCTACAACTACGTGTGACTTCGTAGGGTGATTAGGCGTCCTCTTTGGCTTGTTGTACCCGCTTACTCCCGCTCTTGCTAGTCTTGGATCCTTTTCCTTGCTCATTGACTTTGGCCTCCAAAAGGTCCACCTTGGTTTGTAGGGCTTCCAATTTGTCGAACTGGTCCTTGAACGCTTGGTTGATTTGGTCTAGAAATTTGCTCATTTCTACTTGTGTCATTAGCACGGGGTGTTGCTCCTCTCGCCATTTGGTTATTTAGGTTTTTCTCTTTTAACGCCACTTCAGCAATCTTCATTCGACGCTCAAACTCTTTATCGTCGGCGTCACCTTCTTTGAGGTTTCGTGTGATTGCCTCAATCTTTTCAATCTGAAGTTCTTGAGGCGCAAGCTGAGTTTCCATTTGGTATTTAGCCGCTCTAGCTTGAGACTCAGCCGCTTGTCCATTAAGAGCCGCTGTTTGACTCTGCTGAAATGCAAGCTGTGCTTGTTGAGTCACCATTTCCATTTGTTGTGCTTGTGGATCAGGTTCTTCTGCTTCTTGCAGTGCCGCAATAAGTTCCTCACGGTTGTTTAAATTCATGTTGTCAATAATGCTCTGAATCAAAACACTGTACAAAGGACTGTCTTGTTGCATTGTTTGCAAAAGTTGCACCAACTGCGTAACCTCGTACTCACGAGCAATAATACCCAGAGTACTCGTAGCGTTGAACTTGTAGTCAGCTACGGGGTAGTTTTCAGGGTCAAACTGCATGTACCGGTGTGCGGCTTTGGTTACAAAAGGAATTAAAAAGGATTGTTGGAAGTTTATAAGAGTACGCTTATGACGCTTAATAATAGCACCAAGAGACATACTAATGCCAGCGGCAGTAGCTTCACCATTGACTTCTCCCGCAATGCCAGCGGAATCCACGGCTCCAGTTGCTTGTTGCACCATTTGTTGAAGGCTAGCGGCTTGTGCAAAAGTGATTTGCCCCACTTGCCCAAAGTTGAAAGGTTGAAGTACTTCACGGGGATCTCCATTAGTAAGTATCATTTTGCCGGGACGCACTTCTGGTTTAGCGCCTCTAGGCAATCTAGTCGCATCAATCGCCAGCATAGGATGAATAGTAAGTGACAGGGCGTCAATACGTGCTCGTAGCTCTGTGTCTAGAGCCTTCTGGCTGTTGTAGCCCTTTTCACACACGCCTCTGCCCCAGAACCGTCCGGGTACTACGTCCCAAGGGAACGCAACAACAGGACGATCTTGCATCATGTAGGGGTTGGCTTCTGCCTTCAACAACGTACCACCGTTGGCTACCACCACGATAGCCTCAACGTAACGTGAGTCTTCTTCTACGTCTACACCCTCAGACTCAAGCAGTTCTTTTGGCACTAATCCATAGTACTTAGTAAGCCGTACTTTATCGTCGTTGTAAATCGTAAGGTCTTGGTCAGGCTCTAGGTCTGCGTCAGGGGCCGCTGATTCAATTCTGGCTTCTCTGTACACACCTTTTTCCTGTAGTAGCTCTACACTGTGCTTAGACACGAACTCGTCAACAGCAACACCCATAGCGTCTTCAATAGACGTAGCCACGGGGTCAATCAAGAAGTTCTGAGGCAACACGGGCTTCAGCTTGACTACAACCCGGTCTGTAATGTTGACGCCTACAGCAGTCAACTGTCCGTCCATGATCGGCTGTGTAGCTGGAGCCATCTCTTTGATTTCTTCTAGAGTGATCTCACCAATGCCTATACCAAACACAGCGGCATTAATTAAACATTCGGCTACTGCCTTACGAACTTTACAGGCTTCAAAATCATCAGCTAGTTTTTTACGTAGATACGGAATATCTTCGTTATCTTCATCGTCCATGTCATCGATAATATCAAACCACTTACCTCTGCCAAACGTGGCTTCCTCTAGCTCCGCTACGTTAGACTCTACAGCTTGCTGGAGTGCAGGAGAAATAATCCTAGACCGCTCAGATCCTCTCTCAGAATCCGCAGGATCCCATTGTCCTCTCCAGAGCCTGTAGTACTCTTCAAACTTTTGCTCGTAGTTTGACTCGTAGTGGTCACGCCAGTTTTCACACTTGGTCATCACCCACTCTTCCAGAGACTCCTCAATCATCAGAGGGTCTGGGCTGTAAATTTCTTCTGCCATATTAGTATCCTGCTACTATGTCGAGTATCTCGTGATCGTCTATTTCAAAGTCGTAGCTGTAAGCTACCTTAGCTAACTGGTCTATGTATGCTAGAGCGTCAACCAAGTCATCGTGTGTTAGTGCATCGGGAAACTGGAACAACTGGTCCAAGAACCTAGAGTTCCACTCTCCTTTTCCTAGGGTTACAAAACCGTTCTCAAAGCGCCCCTGTAGCGCCCACATCACTCTGTCAGTCTTCTTCTTGTTACCGTGGGTTAACTCTTCTACTCTAAAGAACTGCCCGTAGCGTTTCATTAAATCCATCAGAGGACTCATTACAGCTTGCTTTGCGATCCCTCGCTCAATACCAACGCTAACGGGTCTGTAGTCTCTAACGGCCTGAAATATCTTGGTGGCAGTCTCGTTAAGCTCCCACCGCCCATGTATAATGTTATCAACGTACCAACCATCAGTACCAACTTTAACGACAGCGATTGCGGTTTCATCTAGTTTAGTGTTCTTCGTCCGTTTCTTGTTTACGTCCTCAAAGCCAGCCAAGTCAACAGCGATGTAGTAGTCTCCTTCCTCTGGCTCTTCTCCGAACTTGACCCAATCTTCTTTGAACATCTCTGAGCCTCTGGCTTCAAACGAGGCCATGAACTCTTGTCTAAAGGCGTAACTCGACATTGACTTTTTTGCCATGTCGATTTCGTTTGAGTCCAAGATTGGATTGTCGTAGCTGGTGAAATGCCAGCCCCTGTAAGTCTCATCGTCACCTAGCTCTGCGTACTTGTACAGTTCGTAAAAGTGGTTCCTGCCCATAGGCGTACCTATGAACAACGCTGATCCCTTCTGGTCAGCCAGTGCTGGACGGAGGATTTGCTCCCATACGTCAGGCTTCATGTCTGCGTACTCGTCCATCACGAGAAACTTCAAGGACACACCACGCATTGTCTCTGGCCTGTCGGCTCCTTTGAGACTAATCGTGGCCCCGTTGACCAGCCTAATCTGGAGGTTGTTGATGTGAGATCCAGATATAACAGGGTGTCCTAGCTCCAACAGGGTCTGCCACATGATGTCACGGGCTTGTCCCTGCGTGGGCGCAACGTAAAAAACGTGTCCTTTGTCGGACTGTAGGGCGTTGATAATCAACATCCAAGCGGCTAGGCGAGACTTCCCTGTTCTTCGCCCAGCGGCTACTACCTTGAACCGTGTTGGATCAGAGTAGACCTCTTGTTGCCACGGTAGCAGTTGTACGTTTAAGTCTGTCAAATATTAGCCGTCCCAACGGTCATCGTTTTCGTCATAAACGCCGTCACCGTTAGAGTCGCAGTGGCGTTGCCAAGTCTGCATATCCCACGTAAAGCCTTCGCTCCACGGCTCGTAAGTTGAACACCACTCGTGAGAGCCTTTAGTCATACCGTCCGTTGGTTGAGGTACGTGGTCACGCTTTTCCCAAGGCTTTTGCACTATAAAGTAAGTGCTTTTGTCTTTCATTAGCTTACGCTTAAAAAAAGCATTGTTTGAGTTGCTAATAAAAATTTCTTCTTTTTCTTTCAGGGTGTAAGTAGAACCGTCGTCAAAGTTGATGACAGTTTGTCCAAAGACTGCTGATGAAAAAAGAACGAGCGAGGCTAAGAGATATTTAATCATTGAGTGGTTTCTCCTGTGAGATTGAGTGATGTTAGTGCTTCGTTAAAGTCTTTAGATCCACCAAAGTGATAGAATATTTGTGGTATAGATCGTTTACCTGTCATCGTTTCTACTAAGTCCCAACCGGCTTGACCCGGAGGTATCTCAACGTACTTGTACTCCATGTTTAGTTCTTTTAAGGTTTTCTTAGTTCTTCTGCAAGCAGGACACCAATCAGCACCTAGAAAAGTAATCATCGTTATGCACCGTTAAAGTTTACAAATACAGGTGGTTGTGGTAACAAGTCTAGAGTTAACACAATTTCTATACTTCCTGTTGCTGATGCCGCCTGTGCTTTTACTGTTTCGCTTTCGTGCAAAACAAAAATTACACCAGACCCTGAGTCTCCTAGTATTTCTCTGCTTCCAGAGCCAATGCTAGTGCCGTCCATAATGTACACTTGAGGTGTACCACCAATTTCCCAGAAGAGGTCTACTTGGTTCGTAGAGCCTCCGTGGTTGGCAACAAATACGTACTTTACATGTGCTACATGTCCATTAGGAATAGTCAGTATGGACTGCTCTGTGTTGTCTGTAAGAGTCTTGTGTCTTGTGTATAACATCAGTACGTCCAAATAACCGGAGCAGAACCCCGTGTATCTACGTGAATAAAGTCACTAGCGACGCCAATCCCAGCGAAACCCATTGCCAAAGCCTCTCTTATTATCGTGTACCGGTGGGCAGAGTTAGTTATTTTTATGTCTGCCG